TACAACACTACGTTGCACCAAGTTCCTGGTATGACAACATTTTCACCAGTTACCTTCCAAAGAGGAACACTGTTTGGAAATGACCAAGCAATCAACTGGATGCGTGGAATGTTCGCTGCAGCTTCTGGAGACGGTATCGCTGTAGGAGCAGGAACAAGCTCATTCCGTTGTGATGTTAACATTTGGGTTATGGACCACCCAGTTGCGGATAATGGAGAAAACGCATTTAAGATGCGCTTCAAGATTCACAACGCTTGGATTTCAAGCCTGAGTTACTCAGACTTAAATGCAACAGATAACCAAATTCTATTTGAAACAATGCAACTAGTACACGAAGGTCTTTCTGTCTCCTTTACAGGAGCAACTGGAGACCCTCGTTCTGGAGATGCAAAAGGTTAAACAAACTAACTAAGGAGAATAAATCGTGGCAGAACAACTAGTTACAGACCAGTCATTACTCGATAAATTGACCAAGAGTATTGAAGAGCCTGCAGTTGAAGTAAAAACTGTACCGCCTTCAAATTCAGAGGTGACTCTTCCCGGTGGATATATCAATCGGGAAGGGTCCCTAGTCAAATACGCAGAAGTGCGTGAATTGACGGGTGTAGATGAAGAAGCTATATCTAAAGCAGGGTCTATTGGAAGAGCATTGAACGTAATGCTACAACGAGGACTTGTTAGCTTAGGTATGGAGAAGGCCAACAAAGAAGACTTGGACAGCCTGCTATCAGGTGACCGAGACGCAATTCTTGTTGGAATTCGATGCGTTACCTTTGGGTCTAAAGTTGATTTTAATATCACTTGCCCATTTTGTAAGACAGCTCTAGACGTAACAGTAGATGTAAAAGAAGGCATACCAGTTCGTGAACTTAAAGACCCTATTGAAGATAGAACATTTGTCTATCAATCAAAATTAGGAGAGGTTGTAGTTAACTTGCCTAATGGGTCAGTTCAAAGAAAACTTATGGAAAACACGGATAAAACCGTGGCAGAGTTAAACACAATGCTTCTTGCTGGATGCATTTCTACTATTAACGGAGCACCCTCTCTAGGAGCGGTTTCTGTATTAAAACTAGGAATGTCTGACAGAAGTCAAATCATTGAAGAAATTTTAACTCGTAATCCAGGACCCCGCCTCGGGGAGGTGAGTACGGCCTGTGAGGCATGTGGTGAAGAGATATCTATGCCACTAAGCCTGGCCGACTTGTTTCGTCTATAAAGACGAGGACTACGAGAACCTGTTAGACCAGTACGAATTTTTGACGCGTTCGTTCCCAGGATGGACGCTAGAAGATATTCGTTCTTTATCAGTTAGAGAACGATTTAATTGGATTTCAAGAGCTAAACGTAAGTAGGAGGTGATTAGCAGATGAGCGTTCTTGGTGGCATGAATCTTGGCGGTAGCGGCCAAGCTAAAAAAATTCAGTTAGTTACCGACCTACGTGAAGAATACAATAAATTAAATCAAGTTCTTCAAAAAACAAAAGAACTATCTGCTGACATCGCAGCTAATTTAAAAGCAGGAAAAGGAACTGGAGCTTTTGCCGTAGCAGGCGGAGGCGGACCTGGAGTTCCACAAATGCCTGGTGCTGGTTCTTTAGGAGGGTTTGTACAACCTCCTAATAGAAACCAACAAGCAGCTAATGAATCATCTAGTGGTATGAGTTTTGGTGGAGCAGTAGCTAGAGCTCTTCCATACGCTGTAGCGGGTATCGGTCTTGCTGCAACAATGCTTCCTACAAATCAACAAGCAATTGAACGTAACTTTACTGAATCCCGCTTAAACTTCATGACTAACGGCGGAGCTCGCCGCATGATTAGCGGAGCGATGCAAACTGGAACAGGAATTGAGCCGGAAGACGCAGCCCGTGCAGCAATGATGGGTTTGAGCGCTGGAATGCTCCCAGGATTTGGAAAAAACGATTCCATGTCCGCCGCTGCTACATTTTCAAACCTTGCGCCTGGCGTAGGTATTCAAGGTGGTATGTCTGCCGCTATTGCTTTAAATCAAGCATCTAGCGTAAACAAACTTCGTATGATTGGCATAAATGTACGAGGTTCCGATGGCTTTATGAGAAAGCCTGAAGATATTGCTAACGATGTGTGGAAGCAATTAACCAGTGCAGCTGGTGGAAAGAAAATAACAAAAGATGCTATTGCTCTATCATTGCAGCCAGGTAATGCTCTTTATTCTTATTTAAATCAGTACTTCGGTGAATCGCCAGAACTACGAATGGGCATCATTAATGCAATTATGCAAAAAGCATCTGGTGCAGAATTAGATTTACAATCATTAAAAGACAGCGGATTGATTCCAGATATTGCTCAAAGCGAAGCAAAAAGAAACGCAGCAGCTTCCGATGTTATTGCTTCTACATCTGATTATCAAATTCAAGGAATTATGGAAGCCAACACGCTTCTTACAACAGCTGCTAAAAACTTTAATAAACATGTAGACGACTTTGGTTACATTATTAAACAGTTCTCTAAAATAGAAACATTAGCTGGTGGGGGAAATAACGGACTTGGCGGATTAATGGGTGGTATAGGTGGGTTAGTTCTTAGCGGAATAACATCTTTCCTAGGCGCTCTATTTGGCGGGGGTGCTGGAAAAGGTGGAGCGTTTAAAAAGTTTGGGTTGGCTGCTATTCTTGCAACAGGTGCAACGTACGCAGCAAACAAATTATTTAATACAGACATGACTGACGAAGAACCTGGTGGTGGTCAGGGCGGTGGCGATGGTAACGAAGCCATGTACACAGCAGTCAAACCTTTAAGTGGAAGTCCTAGAATAACTAGTCCTTACGGTGAAGTACGGCATTTGGTATTTAATGGAAAGAAAAGCCCATCTTATGGAAGACCACACGGAGGAGTGGATTACGGAGTTGCTACAGGAACTCCAGTAATGGCTGTTAAAGATGGAATAGTACAGCCTACGGGTTATGATTCTGACGGATTTGGTAACTATGTAAAAGTATTACATGACGATGGATACACAAGTTATTACGGACATTTGTCTAGCAAAGGCGTACCTGAAGGTGCTTCTATAAAAGCTGGACAAGTTATCGGTTTAAGCGGAAACTCAGGTAACAGTACTGGTCCTCACCTACACTTTGAAGTACGACGAGGCGAGTCTAAGGTAGACCCACTTGGTTACTTAAGTGGAGCAGCCTCCCTAGACTCTAGCTCTGCTTCAAGTGTTTATTCAGCAAACTCCATAGAGGGTGTTGGAGTATCTGGCACATCTTTATTTGATATGAAATCAGGAACACCTTTATTTGCAAAAAGCGGTGGAGCTGGTGGAAGTGAAATTGGTGGTGGCAGCACACATACTAATTATGGTGGAGTAGTTGTAAACATTAATGTACCTAAAGGAACTGCAATTGACGAAAAGAAACTTGCAAGAGAAGTTAAAAACATCCTTGTTAACGAAGATGCTATTAGAATGGCGGTGAGTAGATAATGCCAGTTTTTTTAGCACCTATTGTTGCAGGAGCAGTCAGAATCGGCGTTGGACTAGCGGCTAAACAACTTGCAAAAAATCAAGTAAAAAGAGCAGCGGCTCAAGTTGCTAAGGGGGCTGCTAAATCAGCTAAAGCGGCAAAGCCTGGAACTAGCAAAATTACAAAAACTGCAAGTGGATACGCTGTTGGCAGCGCTGCTTCAAAAGTACTTACTAAAAAAGCACTTGGAAGAGCAGCTACAGTAGCTACCGTAGGTACTATTGTTATTCCACCGCTAGTTGATAAACTTTCTAAAAAAGATACTAAGTCAACCTCAAAAGACGGTAAAGATAAAACTAAAACTACTACAAAAGACAAAACTAAAGCTGAAACTGCTAAAGATGGCGATACTACTCCGTCTCCACAACCAGAAGCAGACCCAAGTGAATACAAATGGAATTTGCCACCTCACAAATGGAGTATGCCTTTAACACCTACTTTGGTAAACAATGTTGGTGGTGGGTACAACGACTTTGGAAAACCAAATCGTTCTAGCGAAGCTTACCGTCGTGGTCGCCTATGGTGGAATTCAAGCGCCAATTTAGATATTACAGTTGGCTCTTCGGACTCCAGTAGTGACGCACAAAAAATAGCAAAACAAGCTTCAGACAATGAAAGAAAGTACGGTTTCCAATTCCTATGGAACCCAGAATCTTTTTCAACAGCCGTTCAGGTACAGATGGAGACAACTCCAGACGTAAAAGATATGTTCTTATCTTTAGTAGCGGCTTTTCCAGCTACTGAAACAATTACGTTTAATATAGTTTTGGACAGAACCAATGACTTTGCCTGTGCTAATGCTAAATTTGAACGACCAGGTTTAAACACTTCGAATATTTATGGTGTACCAGCTGCTCAAGTATCTGAATATAGACCTGACCAGTCTTACGACAACAAAGTGACTGAAAGAGGATTGTTAAGAAACTCAGTAAGAGAGTTTGCTGAATACTACAGTGGAAACACCTCGTTTCAAACTAGTGCTGAAGCATTGGAAGACAAATTGATTGACTTGTTTGAGCGTGGAACTATTTCAGATGTTGAGTATTTATACAGAGCTATTAATGGTCCTGGAACGGGAGACACTGTTTGGACTAACAGACGTGGAATACAAACAGCTGATATTGGATTTTTAATGCCTACATTGTTAAACATTGACATCGGTCCTCTTGCTTACAAGGGGTACGTCACCAGCTTAGGAGTTCAGCATATGAGGTTTACCCCTGACATGATTCCTATCTCTACAAATGTATCAATATCACTAAACGTCCTTGCAACTGCAGGGCTTACAAGCAAGAAGGTGTAATAATGCCAATTAGATTAGGTTCACGGTATGAGCTTTCTGTTGTTGATTTTATTTCTTTTGAGCCTGATGAAGATGCGTACCCAGTTGTTTTTTATGAATTTGATGAGTTAGGTATTCTTACCTATCAAGAGTACCCATACAAACAAGGAGAGCGACTAGACAATATTGCTATGAAATTTTATGGCAAACCGGGTTTTTGGTGGATAATTATGGAAGCTAACCCTGAAATTGAAGACATACAAAATATACCCGCCGGTACTTTTTTAAGGATTCCTCGTGTTTAATAGTGTAAAAGTTAGTTTTCCTACCAGCGCTGCTCAGCCAGAACGTGTTCACACTGCCTATATCAAACAAGGGCTGTTTAACCATGAGTTTGCAACTATTCAATTTCGTGATTGGGGAGTAGATGTATCTCGAGTTAAGCCAGGTACCCCAATAACATTAACCATTGGAAAACGAGAGTTTGTTGGGTACGTTCACGATATTAAGGCTGATATGACGGGAGCATCTAACTTTATTGAAGTTTCAGCAATTGGAGCTTCTTATGTAATGCGTCAAGCTAGCCAAGATGTGTTTAGAAATGTTACCGCTAGTGAAATTGCTCAAAAAATTGCTATAGAGAATGGATTTTCTTACAAGATTGAGCCTCATCCAAGAGTTTACCCTCAAATATCTCAAGCAGGGTTAACTGATTGGGAGTTTTTAAGAAAGCTAGCAAAACAATGTGGATACAGTTTAAGTGTAGAGGGGACTACCTTGTACTTTCAGCCTCACTTAAAAGAGTTTACAGAAAACATTTCTGAAGCTTTGTATTTTACTAGGGGTGAGTACGGAGTTAAAAGTGCTCAACACATATACGAGTTTAACCCTGTAATTGGAGAAACTTTGTCTCACGGGTTGTCAGACAAGTCTGCTACTGCAGTCACTGGTATAAACCCAAGAACTGCTGAATTAATTCAAGTAACTAAGCAAAAACGTTCAACACCTACTAGAAAAAAAGCTCAAACAGAGCTATTTGATAAGTACGCTACTAAGGTGGTTGTAAACGATTTTGAAGTCGCTACCTATGAAGCAGAAGCTGCTGATGAAAACACCAAATTCCCTTACAGAGCCACTGCTGTAGTTTTTGGAGACTCTAGACTATCTCCAAGCAAACCTGTTTACTTAGACACAGTTGGCTCATATAGTGGTTATTGGACAGTTTTAGAAACGGAACATAGGGTAGAAGAAACAGAATTAAATTACTATCTCTACACGACATACCTTGTTCTTGGAACAGATTCTTTAGGAAGCGTAAATATAGCGGGTGTACCAGCGTCCCCTACTTCTTTTCAAAACAGATTAATTAAACCTAATGTTAGACAAACACGAGAAGCGCCAAAAAATCAATTGATAAGCTCCTCTCCTCAGATAAAGCCCACTTCTGACATTAGACTAGTTACGTCAAAAAACAGAACTGCCCCTAACAAAAAGTCTTTTGAAGTATCTAATAATACTTGGTCGTCTAACAAAGGGAACTTAATTTCTAAAAAAGCGGAGCCTAGAAGGTCTCCAGCTGTAATTGCAAAAATAGCGAGGTCTAGATGAGCGATTTATACTATGGAATTTACAGAGGCATTTGTAAAGAGAATGAAGACCCTGAAAACTACAAACGTATTAAATTATTAGTTCCGCAAGTTTTAGGCAGTGCTTTAAGTGAGTGGGCTTGGCCATGCCTACCTGTAACCTCAAATTCAAACCATCCCGACCACCAAGAGCACACAGCAGCACAAATTGCAGCACTTTTGACTACAACACCTGTTTCAGTCACAGATTCAAGAGGGGATACAGAAACCGTACCAGCTTTGACAGTAGTGGCTAAAGCGGGAGCAGGTACTTTAAAGCACCCTAAAAAAACAGCTGCGGATAGTGACGAACTTTGGAACGATGAACAAGAGACAAACACCACCGCAGAGCATTCCCCGCATAGACTAGTTCCAAGGATTGACCAAGGGGTATGGGTTATGTTTGAAGGTGGAGATGCTAATTTCCCAGTCTGGATAGGAGTGTACTAATGGCAAGCTCAGCAATATCTTTACCATTTTCTTTTAATTCTTTTGGAGAACTTTCTTATTCCACTGACCAAAAAAAGATTTGGCAAGATAGAGTTCTTTTAGTGCTTATGACTAGGTTTGGCGAAAGAGTCATGCGCCCTAACTACGGAAGTTTAGTAAACCAAACAGTTTTTGAAAACGAAACCTTGGCCATAGAAAAGGCAGAAACTACAATTAGGGACGCTTTTAGCAAGTGGCTTGGAGCGTTGGAGTTAACTTCTATAAAACCCGTATTTGACGCTGTGCAAGGTTCTTTAGAAGTAAGTGTTTTTTATAAACTTCCTACTGGGGAGGATGATACAGTGAAGCTAAAAACCGCTATCCTTAGTTCCTCAGGTGATTTAATTCAGGAGATAAACAATGGCTGATAACGCTTCCTCTTCATATATCCCACAGGTGGATTACACCTCTAGGGATTATGAGACCATTCGTGAAGACCTTCTTAATCTAATCCCTAATTACGCTCCTAACTGGACTAATAGAGACCCATCTGACTTTGGAGTTACTCTGGTTGAACTGTTTTCCTATATGGGAGACCTTTTAAATTTCTACATTGATAGAGCTGCTAATGAGGGGTTTTTAGCTACCGCTAGTCAAAGAGATAGCATTCTTAGAATTGCCTCTATGCTTAACTACACGCCGACTGAAAGTACCCCAGCCACTGTAGAACTCACGTTTTCTAACTCTAGCGCTACAAATAAAACTGTTCCCGCAAAGACTCAAATTGCTACCTCTGTAACCGTAAACGGAGTTACAACTCAAGTAGTGTTTGAAACAGATGAAGCCGTGGTTGTTCCAGCTAAAGTTGGAGCAGTTAATGGAGTTGCTACAGTTGACGCTACTCAAGGAAAAACATTTACTGAATTACTTGGAACGTCAAACGGAACACCTAATCAAATATTTAAGTTGTCTCAAGAGTCTACTATTACAGACAGCATTGAAATTACTGTAAATGGGGTTTCTTACACTTACAGCCCATTTTTAATTGACAATAACCTATTTGACCCTGTGTTTACTACCTTCTCAGACTCTGAAGGTTACACATATATTCAATTTGGTGATGGTATTGGTGGTCGTATACCTCCCTCAGCTGGAACTATTAACGCAACATACCGAGTAGGACTTGGTTCTGCTGGAAACGTTCCTATAAATAAACTGACTTTCTTTTTAACAAACCCTCAATCTGGAGTAACTGTTAACAACCAGGAAGCAGCGGCTGGTGGCTCAGACCCAGAAACAACAGATTCCATTAGAACTAATGCTCCTTTAGCATTAAAAGGTTTAAACAGAGCTGTATCTCTTCAAGATTACGCTTCCCTAGCTCTTCAACTTCCTGGAGTAGCTAAATCAATTGCAACAGCAAACGTTTATTCAAGTATATTGTTATTTGTAAAACCTTTTGGAGACAGGGGCTCTGTAACTGTAGGAGGCGCTACTTCTACTACGCCAATTTTCGACAATTTAATTACAGAGCTTTCTGCGTATTTTGCAGAAAAAGCCGCTCCTGGAACTGAAATAACATACTTTCCTCCAGCATACGTGCCGGTTGATTTAGAAGTTACTATTAATTTACTACCTCAATATAAACAAAGTATTGTTCAAAATCAGGCTCTTTCAGCAATACGAGAGCTGTTTAACATAGACAATGTATTTTTTGCGGACACAATTCCACTTCAGTACATAATGAGCGCATTAAACTCTGTAACAGGTATTGACTACTCTACAGTAGAAATTCTTCGTAGGACAGACGCAAAACAACAATTTAACGTGTCTAACTTTGCGTTAGCATCAAACGTGGCTACCATAACAACTTCTGCTGCGCATAACTTTACAATTGGTCAAAAGGTAAGAATTGCCGATGTAGTGAACACCAATTTTAATGGGGTGTTTACAGTATTAACTGTTCCTTCTTCTACAACCTTCACATACGCTAAAACATACTCAGGAACTATTGCTAGCACAGCAGCCTCTGCTGGAACTGCTTTAGCATTAGTTGTAGAAACTGTTGAATGCGTAGTAAATGAGATTCCAGAAGAAGGAACTTTCACAGTAAACGTATCTGGTGGAATTAGCTAAGGAGAAAAATGGCAGCCGTATACCCAGGGTCGATTAGAAACTTTACTACAAAAGCAAACACTGTAGATACTAT